GGTCCTTGTCCACCACCACCGCCACCACCAGTAGCAGTAATTGTTATTTCATCAGTTACTTCATTTACAGTAAATGCTATACCTGCACCAGGTAACAAATCAACATCACTACTAGCAGCACCATCTGTTAATTTAATACTAACAGCACCGTTAGTTAAATCTTCTGCACTTAGATTATAAGCAGCAAGAGTAGCATTCTCCCATTTATTTGATGATAAATTATAGACTAATAAACTATCATCTGGTATACTTGCCGGTAAAGACACATCTGTTAAATCATTTAAGGATAAATTATTTGTACCTGATTCAATGTCAACAACACCTCTATATAAATGTCCATTGGCAGAATTAATCCATAGAGTTCTTTCTGAAACTGTACCGCCACTAACATCATTACATAATGGCCTATTTGCGAAAGTTGTAGAAGGAAGAACTAATCCACCTTGATCAATATTAACACAACCTACAAAATAACCAGCCCATGATCCACTATCAGCAATTAGCTGAGTTAAAACCTGTTCTCCATCTTGAGAACCTGCACCAGTATAACTTGACACTACATTTGAATATACTCCAACTCTTTGTGGTTGTACACCAGCACCTGCAGTTGTATCTGAGAAATTAATAATAGAACCAACATTTATAGTAGGCGGCGTAGAATCAGCCATATCATCCAATGTAATATTAGAACCTAAGTATTTATTTACAGTACTACCACTTGGCATTGTAGAATTTACAGCAGCAAAATTATAACCAACAAATCTTCTATTGGTTTTATCCATGTGGTTTATAATAGTATCAGCTTCTTTGGTAGTAGGAGTTTTATAACTCATGAGTATACCATACCCATCTGTTAAATTTGTGTTAGCAGCAAAGTCATGTTCATTATCAAACGAGAATGATATAGATGAAGCAGCATTTATATTGCTTACACCTTTAAATGTATAATCCCCTTCATGTAAAATAGAAATCATATCAATAGTTCCACCTTGATCAGAATAAGAACTTGCTCTATATGATGAAGTAGAATCAAACCTACCTGTATTAATTCCGGTATCAATCAAAGGAATCCTAAATGATTCTAATGTTGTTATTGTATCAGTGGCAAGTTGAGGCACAAATAATTCGTTGTTTGAAGCTATACTTAAACCATCAACACCTAACCCTTGTAAACCAGTAGCACCCATACTAATACCAAAGGAACCATCAGTAGCATGTATACCAATTGTATTTTTTAATGTTGCACTATTGGAAAATCTTAACGCAGTATCTCCTGCAATGTTTCCTTGTTTAAGTTCTAATTGATGAGAAGAACCTGTATTAAAAATATTAATACCAGTATTTACATTTGCAGCTGCATTAAATTGTAAATTACCAATACCAGAATTTAAAGTAACTTGCCTGTTAGTAACACTAACTAATCCATCATTACCATAAATATTAACTTGGCCTAATGAAGATAATGGAGTTGGTGTCCATAAACCAGTACCTAAATTATACTGTAAAATATTATTTGCACCAGGTGAAACTGTTGATACATCTGACAGCATACTAATTAATGGTGCTCCACTATTTAATTGTTCAAGATCTACTAAAGCTTCATCAAAATTATATTCAATATTATTTTGTGTAGAATTGGTACTTATGGATAATGCATTTCCAGATCCTGAATTTGTAGATTGAAATCCTCTAAATTGTAAATTCACACCAGTCTTACCAGAATAAACATCCTGATGGCCTGTACCTGTTCCAATATTTTGACCTTCATTTACCTCACCAGGATTTGATGCTAATGTATTAACTACTACAATTGACTTAGATGCTAAGTTATATTGTAATTGCATTCCTTGCCCAGCAATAAAATTAAAAGTATCATTTGGAGTTGCTGAAAGTAATGTAGCATCATTACCTGACTGCAAGGGCCCAGTTGCATCTGTTGAGTTTACTTTTATTTTTCCAAAGCCAACAGATCCTTGTATATTAATATTACCAGATCCTATACCGCCGATCATATCCCACTGCGCAGTATTAAAAACACCTTGTGTAGTTCTCACATTTGCTCTCCACCAAGCTAGCACTTGGTCTATTGCTGTGGTTGTAGGATCATCAACAATTACAGGATGATATACAATATTGCCTATTTCATATACTCTATCATTTTCCCAAGGATTAGCTACCATCTTAAAATTGGTATCTACCTCAGCATTTGTTAGCTCTCTTTTTATCTCTGTTCTAAAAAGAATATATTCTTGTAGGTTAAATGACGTTGCCATTGAGTTAAATATTTTTTTATTTATTCTTCTTCTTTATATATTTAGTTTGGAGGATATTCCTCAATCTTTACATCATTATATGGAAACTGCGAAGTATCTCTTGTAGAAGTAAATGCTTCCCTAAAAGATTTAAGATACCACGTATTTTCAGACCACCCAGGAACTGCATAACAAGGCGAATAAATTCCAGTAACATAAATATATTTTAGCTCTGAATAATATTTAGTATAATCAGCAACTGCATTTTTTATTAATTGAATTTGCCTATCTATAAATACTTTTCTACCAGCATTTCTTTGTCTGTCATAAGCAGAACCAGTTTCTATCTTTAAATTAGTAGTAACATCTAATGCTTTAAATTCAGTACTGAATCCATAAAGATCACTCGCAGCTAAGAAAAATGAAATAGAAACCAAATCTCCTAAGTTACAATTATCAAGAGGTCTATAATTAGTATTGTAATATACTTCCATTGCAGTAACATCTGCAAAATCAATATATTCATGTTTCACTCTATTGAAAAAATCAACCTTTATGCTTGTAGAGGTTATTTTATTTTTTTTCAAAAAGGTAAAAAAGTCTAAAGCTAACTTAAATGTTATTCCTTCTAAAATCAATGGGATCTATTATTTTTTTATATATTCAGTCTTTGATTAGATGGTAGTCATCTATAAGACATGATATAGGACCATGAGTGATTTTAGATTGCTTAAAAATTTGTAGGTGATCTAGATTACGATAATTGTCTACCCAATATACATGCTTAAATCCTGCATTAACTAAAATTTTTGTACACATTTTACAAGGTGATAAAGTTAAAAGAACAATATAATTTTTAGGATCATATTCTTTAAATTTAGCTATCATATTTACTTCAGCATGAATAAAGCCACTTTCACCAGGCTCAAGACTATCTTCTTCAGTTCCAGTTTCTTCATTTATTTCAGCACCACTATATGATCCATTATAACCAAAACTAGCAATTTTACTAAAATCTTTTCTTAATGCTATACATCCTACTTTAGTTGTAGATGAATTAGAAAGATCTTTAATATTATTTAAAATATTTTTAAAGGTTTCTATTTTTATTTGAAGTCGTCGAATTTTGGAATCCATTTGCTCTTAATTAATTTGGCTCTCATTTTTATGCCAGGTTCTTTACTTAATGATTTTGCAAGTTTAATATTTTCCTCATCATCATCAAAAAAGGTAAAATCATTAAAGCCCATATCTATGAATTTTTTAAATGCTTGCTTTTTCTTTTCTGATGTAGAACCTTTAAAACCTAATGAAGTATCATTAATAGCAAATATGTATTGTGGATTTATATTAATTCCATTATGAGCCAAAAATTGTTGAATAAGTTTTGAATCATCTCTTGCTGTTATAATTCCAACAGCTTTACCTTTTTGTATAGTTCTTTTTAAAATAGAGAATACCCATTCTATAATTTTACCAGCTTTAAGAATATCCAAACTTTGAAAATCTGAAAAGTCCATCCTATCATTTGGTCTTTTCTTAAATGTATTAAATTCTTGTGGTGTAAGTTCAGTAGAAAACCCTGTTTTAGGATTATGAACTTTAATCATACTGCGAGTAACTACGAGAGTATCATCCACATCAAATATGGTAATTGCATTTCTTTTATTTGCTTCAAATAGCCTCACTTTAAATTTTCCTTTTATTATTTATCAATTAAATATGTAGAACACATTAGATGTACTTAAAAGGTGTCTGCGATTAGCAATCCCTTCCATTAGCATAAACATGTTTTAATACAGGAAATCTTAGACTATATCCTCCGTTTTGATTTTTACTTTCCTCGAAATACTGAATCGTTACAGTCTTACCAATAATATCTTGTGGAGATTCATAGTACATTTCTCTCTGTTCTTTAGAAAATCCTGATCCTACATTTACTTTACAACCTTTATGTTCAATTGTAATACTGCTTAAACATTCTCTTTCTATTTGTTTACCGTTTTCTGTCCATCGGATATTTCCATTGATTGCATCTAGGACAGTATATTCTGCATCATGGAATTTTTTAACCTTTAGTAGATTATGGCTTCTTTTACCTTCATAGCCTACATTCTTTCTAACCATGATTCCTTCAAATCCTGCCTCTTCAGCATCCTTTGCCATTTCAGTAAATTGTTCCTCGGTAGTTAATTGTTCTTGTGGTAAGAATTCTAACATATCAGAATTAATATTTTCTGGTAAACTATTATATCCTAATTCTAATCTAAATGTTAATGGTGTAGTTCCAGTCTTATTATCAAATTGTTCTAAAGTTAAATAATCAAATACAAAGAATTTAGGATTATCTATTTGATGATCCTTCTTTCTGATTTGTTTCATAATTCCTTGGAAGTCTTCATTACCATCTTTATCAACCATACAGATTTCTCCATCTAAAATAAAGTCTCCTGGTATTTTTGAAATTTCATTTGCTAAATTATCTAGCGTTAAAAATTCTTTACCACTTCTAGAATAGAATGTTACTGTATTCATTTCTTTTCGGCAAATACATCGAACTCCATCTAATTTTCTAGAACCGTACCAATCTCCACTTTGAAAATCTACTCTTTTTACATTATAAGGATTTGCTAATGCAACCTTAAATGTTGGAATTAAATCAGGGTGTACTGCTTTATTAATTGATGTAGTATTAGCACCCATTTTAAGGTCTCTATCAATAATGTTGTAGATAAGAGTTTCATATTGTTTGTTTTCTAAAATAAATCTGTTAACATTTGCAATCGCAGTATGACCAGTACAAACTCTATTTCTTAAATCATCCAATAAAGTAAAAATACTTCCATAAGTATTAGGGTGACCTAGTAAATCTGAATTCTTTTTGCAATTCTTGGATGTAACATTATACTTAAAGTAAGGATTATAAGTATAGTAGAAAATATTTTGCAGAAATTCCCTATCCTCATTTTCCTCTGAATTATCAGCATACTTTTTAATGGTTGCAATTTTATGATTACCTGAGGATGAATCGTTCATTTCATTAATGAAAGATTGTAGATAATCGAAGTTGTTTGTTAGTTCAGTCATATTCCGTTTTGTTTAATTTATTATAATATAAATATAATACAATTTTCTCGGTTCTGAACTATAAATTCACGTTATTTTCAAAAAGTTATTAACAATTCTGAAACAGTGTTGTCGGGATGGCAGGATTCGAACCTGCGACCTCCGCGTCCCAAACGCGGCGCGATGACCGGACTACGCTACATCCCGTGGTTGTGCCTGGAGGGATCGAACCTCCACTCTTCTGGACCAAAACCAGACGTGTTGCCAGTTACACCAAGGCACAATATATTTTTAATATTGTGTATCAAAAAAGAATGTTTGAAATAATCTGCCATCCTCTAAACCTTCTCCAAAATAATCTAACGAGGAATGAAATAAATCTCCCCTATAAAGAACTAGTCTATTATAAACATTTCCAACCATTGATGTCATATCCCATTTAGAAAAATCTCGACTATGTGGCCAACAGTGTTCTTTTAACCATTCATCGTCTAAACTACCATCTTCTAATTGAGGAGGTCTGACCAAACCAGTTTCTTTATGTCTAAATAAACCAGTACCACCACCTATTGGAGCATCTGGTGTTAGATAGCATACACCTGCCCACATTGTAGTATGATCAGGGTGAATCCAACTAGAGTCATTTTTTGTTGTATATTGAAATGCTGTTGTATAATCATAATCCCATTTAGTAATTTCCCCACCTGCAGGTTTGACTATTGATTGTACTGACTCTTTTAAATCAACCCAGTTATGAACTGGTGATGTTCTTTGTCCTGGATAATTTCCCGTCACATTAAAAGGCTGTTCTAAAACCCAAGAACGTACTTTGTCAGGATCACTATAAAAGTTATCAGTTATTATTACATTTGTTTGCATAGTTAATTATTTGTTTATTTATTTGTGCTTTATCAACCTTCATCATTTGGAGTATCTAAGAATAGCAATTGTTTAAGCTTCTGTAAGTTAGTACATTTTTCGTATTCCTCTATTTCCTCAAAATATTTTAGCATTCCATTAATAGCCTTAAGTTTCATTTTTACTGAATCTTTTCTTTTTAAAACTTGGCTAGGATTTTGCATCATTACAGCATATGATAGATTCATAAACTCCTCGAAATTTGTTTGTTCTAATGTTAGCAACAAACTTTTAATAAAATCCTCTCCAAAACCCATTCCTTGGTTACTTTCCATTATGTTTATCTTTTATTTTTTGTATTGCTTTTTTATCTTCTTCATCTAAGTTAGTTGGGATATCTACAATTATACTTATGAGTAAATCAGAAAATTTGCCTTCTTGTTTATAAATAGGAAATCCTTTACCTTTAATCCTTAATACTTTTCCATTAGCAGTTCCTGCTGGTATAGTAAATGTTATAGTCTTGTTATAACAGTCAATCGTTCCCTTTCCCCCTAAAAGAGCATCATACAAATTTATATTCTTTATAGTATGTAAACCTTGATTATCAACAAAAAAATTATGATCATTTATAACTTCTAT